AAGACTCTGTTATGGGTACTGATAAACCTGCTCCAGCACCAGAAAAGAAAAAAGCTGGTGGTATGTGTGGCGGCGGTAAGACTATGAAGAAAATGGCTAAAGGTGGTTCAGCTTCATCACGTGCAGATGGTTGCGCTGTTAAAGGTAAGACTCGTGGGAAGATGATGTAATGAGAGCCTCTCGTGGTATGGGGGATATTAAACCTAGCAAAATGCCGTCAGGCAAGAAAACACCACGCCGTGATGACACGGACTTTACTGAGTTTAAAAAGGGGGGCAAGGTAAAAATGCCTAGTACCCCTAAAGCTCCTAAAGGTAAGAAGTATGCCGAAGGTGGTAATGTTAACGCTGCTGGTAACTACACAAAGCCTGAACTTAGAAAACGTATTGTATCTGCTGTAAAGTCAGAAGCAACCCAAGGTACAGGCGCAGGTCAGTGGTCAGCAAGAAAAGCACAGTTAGTTGCTAAACGCTACAAAGCCGCAGGCGGTGGGTATAAATGAGTGCCTTAGCTAAAAGCCAAAAGTCGCTAAAAGCTTGGGGAGACCAGAAGTGGACTACCAAGTCAGGTAAAAAATCATCTGACACTGGTGAACGATACCTACCTGAGAAAGCGATTAAAGCACTTAGCCCAGCAGAATATGCCGCAACTACTAAAGCAAAACGTGCGGGTAAAGCAGCTGGTAAACAATTTGTAGCACAGCCAGACAAGATTAAAAGCAAGGTTAAGCCCTTTAGAAAGGTGAAGTAAAATGGTTGGATGCTACATGAGTTTCATTACAGGCATGATGGTTGGTGTTGAATTAGCAGACTACGAAGACAGTAACTTTTTAATTATTGATTTGTTTATTGTGCAAATTATGTTTGAGTGGGAAAGAAAATGACAACTACAGGCACCGCATCGTTTAACTTAGATTTAAATGACCTCATTGAAGAGGCTTTTGAGCGTTGTGGTTCAGAGCTACGTACAGGTTATGACTTTCGTACAGCACGTCGTAGTTTAAACTTATTAACGATAGAATGGGCAAACCGTGGAATCAATTTATGGACTATTGAGCAGGGTCAGATTACTCTTACTACAGGAGTGGGAACATATGACTTACCTGTTGACACCATTGACTTACTGGACCATGTAATTAGAACCCAAGAGGGCACGGTACAACAAACTGATATTAATATTAACCGTATTTCAGAGTCTACCTATTCGACTATCCCAAACAAGTTAACACAAGGTAAACCAATTCAAGTATGGATTAATCGGCAGTCGGGAGCTACAACACCAAGTGGAATTAAGAACCCTCAAATCAACGTCTGGCCTACACCTAATGCTCCTGACGGGCAATATATTTTCGTTTATTGGCGCTTACGCCGATTACAGGATGCTGGTGATGGTGTTAATACTCAGGATATTCCATTCCGATTTCTGCCGTGTATGGTTGCGGGATTAGCTTATTACTTAAGCATGAAGATTCCAGGTGTAGACCCTAACCGCTCAATGGCACTTAAAGCTGACTATGAACAACAGTTTGACCTAGCGGCACAAGAAGACCGTGAGAAAGCGAGCATTCGTTTTGTTCCACGTAACATGAGTTATACAAGATAATGGCTAAAAAAATTAAAGACCTAGCTGATTCAGCTTCTAAAAAGTACACTGAATTAAGTGACAAATACCCTGAAGCTAAACTAACAGCTGACTTATTACCTGGAGTGGGTGTTGTGACTTCGGGTGCAGACGCAATAAACGATGCGTATAAAGGGAATTACCGCGATGCGGCTCTAGACTTAATAGGTGTTATCCCAGGGGCAAAGCTCATAAAGGGCGCTGGCGCAGTTAAGGATTCTACAAAATATGCGGGTAAAAACTTAGAGGCAGCGAGAAACATAGACCGTGGTATTGATACATCAACGTACCTAGACAGAAAAGATAAAGCTGAAAAGGGTATGAAAAAAGGCGGTAAGGTAAAAGCTACCGCTTCATCTCGTGGTGATGGCTGTGCACAAAGAGGTAAAACACGCGGGACGCTTAGATAATGCCAACCAAGTACGCTAGTGGTAAGCACAGTATTGCCCAGTGCGATAGATGTGGACAAAGATATAAGTTATCGGAACTTAAAAAGCTAACGATTAAGACTAAACAGGTCAGTATTAAAGTGTGCCCAGAATGCTGGGACCCTGACCAACCGCAACTACAACTAGGTATGTACCCAGTTAACGACCCACAAGCGGTTAGAGAACCACGCCCAGATACCAGTTATGCGGTGTCAGGTCTAGGAATAGATGGATATTCACAAGATGGTAGCCGTCAGATTCAGTGGGGATGGGCGCCTGTAGGTGGGGCAAGTGGGTTTGATACAGTATTAACACCAAATAACTTGATTGCAATTGGTCAAGTAGGTATAGTAACGATAACAACTTAGGAGTATTAAAATGGCTTATAAATCAGGCGCTGATGGTGTAACTAAATCAGGCAAAACAAAAGGTAAGAACTTAGGCGATGACGGTAAAAAAGTTGGCGTTCAATCAGGCGGTAAAGGCTCTGATGGTGTTTCTAACGAATCACGTAAAGCATTAGGTCGCAATTTATCACGCGTAGCAAACCAAGGATAATATCATGGCTAAAAATGATTCTGTAAAAGTAACACCAGCTGACTCCTATCCGTTAGGACACGCTAAAGAAAACAAAGATGCTAGTGCATATACTGATTTTGTATACCCATCAGGTGGTGGCAATGACATCGGTGTGTACAAGCAACCAATGAACAACACTTATAGCTCAGACATTAATGCTAGCGTTAACCCAAACACTCTTGCAGCTAAAGATGTCACTCGTTCTACACTTGCTATGGACGTAAATATTAGTGGTAAAAAAGCAGTAATGAACCCACACGGTGTAGGCGAGATGCGTGGCTACGGCGCTGCTACTAAAGGTCGTAAGATTAGTGGGAAAATGGGCTAATGAACTACATCCAGCTAGCGCAGGCAATTCAAGATTATTCTGAGAATACAGAATCACTATTTGTATTAAACATTCCTACCTTTATTCAACAGGCTGAGAAACGTATATACAACACAGTGCAATTGCCTTCGCTACGCAAAAATGTAACAGGAACTTTAACTACATCTAATCAATACCTAACACTTCCAGCTGATTGGTTAGCTAACTTTTCAGTGGCAGTCATTGAAGATTCTGGCAAATACACATACCTGCTAAACAAAGATGTTAACTTTCTTCGTGAATCATACCCAAACCCAACAGTAACGGGGCTGCCAAAGTATTACGCAGTTTTTGGGCCACAGTATAACGCAGCAAATGAACTATCTTTAATACTGGCTCCATCACCTAGTAGTAATTATAGCGTAGAGCTACATTACTTTTACTACCCAGTATCAATTGTGCAGGGGCAAATTTTAGCTTTTACTAATATCGTTACAGGCGCAAACTACGAGAATAATATATATTTTAATGTGCCACTAACGGGCGGCTCTGGAACGGGCGCAACAGCAACTATCACAGTATTTCAAAACGGTATAACTAGTGTAATTGTTGAAAACCCAGGTTCGTTATACGCTGCTGGAGAAATATTATCAGCGGATGCTTCTTATCTTGGTGGTTCTGGTGTAGGTTTTGCGGTAACAATTAGCTCGGTATCAAACACAGATGGCACTTCATGGGTAGGCGATAACTATGACCCTGTGTTGTTTTATGGCGCTATGCGTGAAGCAATAATCTTTATGAAAGGTGAGCAGGACATGGTTACGTACTATGAAAAGATGTTCCAAGAATCCTTAATGCAACTTAAACGTCTTGGTGATGGACTTGAACGAAATGATTCGTACCGTAAGGGTCAAACTAGCTTGGAATATAAAGGTCTATAATGGCAATCGTCCAAACACAGTGTACGATATTTAAAGAAAACGTATTAAAAGGTTTAGAGAATTTTGCGGTTGGCACACCGTATACATACAAGATTGCACTATATGACGCTAATGCTAATTTAGGTGCGAGCACTACTGAGTATACAGCTGAGGGAGAAATCAATTCAGGGGGGTACCTTGGAGGAGGCGAAACGCTGA